CCGGGCAAAGACATCTCAGTCTTATACCAGTCTTATACCAGTCTGATTACAGTCGAATGACAGTCAGATAGCAAACCTTTGGGAGTCATTCCAAAAAAGTCCACTCCTTTTAAGGAAGAGAAAGGTCTTTACAGGCTGAATTAGGCAATCAGAAGGCACTAATACCTGATTATCTAATCCATTCTGTAAGGACTGGAGCAAAAGACGACATCGTATGTGCTCTAACTGAGTGGAGAAAGGAGTCTCAAGGAAGTGGTTAAGGTTCGATTCTACTCTATTGGCAAAGACTTTCAGGTTCTCGAAACAAAGAACTATGAGTCTAAGTCAGCGGCAATCATGGCTGCCACTAAACATGGCATCGACGGCGGATACTCAAATGTCCGTCTTGTTAGTGACGAAGACGATTACGAAGTCAGGGTCACAGCAACAACGCCAAACGGTAGGGCTGGCAGAAACATCGCGGCAATAGAGTTTGGGTGGGAGGAAGAGTGACAGTCAAGTGTGGTTGCGGCGGAAGATATAGACGAACAGACATTAAGACTGTCTGGTCCGAAGAACTAAAGCGGACTGTCTATGCGGATATTGACCCGCTCGTTGCACATTGGAAGTGTGACGGGTGCAAGTCAATCAGGACACAGAGAAAGAGACAGGGTAAAGCCAATGCGTAAGTTCTGGCTCTCTCTTCGTTGTCTCTACTACATTGTCACGATGATTACCTTCGTGACATTCCCATTGATTGCTAATGGGATGCCTGCCTCAATCGCATATCTCTGTTACTTCATTACAGGGATGTGTGGTTTGTTGTTTGTGATGGATTTGGTGCGTGGATGAAGTTCCACAAAGTTCTCGCCAAATACTACATCAAGTGGTTTCAAGACTGCCACAAGTCAGCAATCTATTGCGAGAATAAAGGTGAGCCTTTACTCGCAAGGCAATACCTCGATGATGCTCGCAAGTATTTGAACATCATCATGGAGAACTGGGATGCCATTGAGTTCTTCAGCATTGGAGAGAATGCCCACAAAGCAGACAAGTATCTCCCTGAAGAGTTCAGAGGCTACGAGTAAGACTTTCACTCATATAGAAAGGGGGTAATATGAAAGCCTGTGAGTTCTGCGGAAAAGAGCTTCTGAAGGACATGAAAGAGAATTGTGATTGTCCTGAGTGCAAGAAGTGTGAAGGACTGCCGACATTCTGTTCTGAGAAGTGTGCATTGTCCTGGGTTCAATACATTGTGTTGAATGAGAAGAAAGCTCAGGTGATGCACTAAGGAATAAGGAAAGGTAATCCCTTTCCTAAAGTCTTTCAAGGAAGATTTTAGGAAGGGAATTAGCCCTTCACTCTATAGGGGAAACCTATGATTATCCACCAGCGACACGCCGATTCGCTTGTGCGTAAGATGGAAGCATCGCACTTTAACTTCTATCTTACCGGTTCCAGATTCTTTGGCGGTCATACACCGACATCGGACTGGGATTACTTCGCTGACATCAATGCTGTGGGTCTTATTGCCTTTTTGGAGTCTATCGGATTCCAGAATGATGATGTGGCACTGGACCAACAGTATGATGATGTGAGTATCGTTCGAGTCTTTTGCTACAACGATATTCACATTCAGCTTGTCCACAACGCCATTCTGAAGAACCGAGTTCAGAACATGTTGAGAGACAATGTTCCCATGAAAGCTCTCCCTAAGTCAGAGAGAAAGCACATGTGGAACTTTGGCTTCCGAGTCATCATGCACCATCTCGGGGAGTTTCAGAAATGAGAAGAGGGAGAGGAGTAATCCTTTCCTTATCTTGATTAGTCTATACGGATTACTCAAGTTAAGGAAGTGATTACACTTCAGAAAGGAGTATATATGAATCTGGGTGACGTTACGGGCAATCTCATGGCAATCAAGTTCATCCGTAATCTTCCGGTTATTATCGAAGAGATTACGGTTGACGAAGCTGGCACTAAAGTCCAGAGAATCCGGACAGACATTGGTCTCAAGGAAGCTAAGGACTTTATCGAGAAGGTAAAGACTTTCGACCCGGCTCTCAACAACGCCATTCTCTCAGACAGACAGACAATCAACGCATTGCGCGATGAAGTCCAGCGTTTGACGAGAGAGAGAAAGAAGATGCCGATGAAAGGTATTGGAATCTTCGGCGGCGAGTGGCTGACACCATTGGGGCATAGTTAGTCCCATATCTTTATATAGAGAGGGGGTGATATAGAAGATGGCAGACAAAGAGATAATCCTTGTTCGTGGATTGCCGGGTGCAGGTAAGACTACAGCGGCATACAATCTCACGAACACTGTCTTTGAGGCAGACGATTACTTCTACATTCTCACCGGGCAATACAAGTATAACGCCAGTGAGATTGGCAAAGCTCATGGTCATTGTCAAGAGAGGACAGAGCTTGCCATGCAAAAAGGGATTAGCCCTATTGCAGTAGCAAATACCTTTTGCTGTAAGTGGGAGATGATTCACTATCACAATCTCGCTAAGCAGTATGGGTATTCCGTAAGGGAAATCACTATCGACTATGGACATTCGGTCGAGTGGTTGGCAGAGAACAATCTCCATTGCGTTCCATTGGAGAAGATTCAGCAGATGAAAGACAGGTGGGAGGTTTAGTATGGGAAACAGTGGCATGACTCTCTACATTGTCTTTGCTTCAGACACAGACCTTGTTAAGCGTTACGATAATGTCGTTCGCTTCAACAAGTGGGACAATGGCGACGTAGTTATCACATCCATTGTCGATGGCGTGTTAGTCAATACGTTCTTCGATGATGTCATTTCGGTGGAGTCCAACTAATGAATACTTGGACAATCGAAATCAAGGGACATACCACACCGTTAGTGACACTCAAGGATGTCATTAACATGTGGATGGGTTACGACATGTGGACGTTCGTAACCAAGGATGATAAGACCTATTCTTATCTTCTCATTGATACGGATTACGTTCGTATCATCTTCGACAAGGAGCCGATGTAATATGGAAAGACCGCCGATGACACTCTCTCAGTGTGCCAAGTTCGATTGGGAAAATGGGCTTAGAAGTAAGCTCACTGGATGGGGCAAGATTTCCCAAATCCGTAGAGAGAAAGGAATCTCAAGGAAGGCCAAGCGGTTGAAGAAGAAAGCGCAGGAGCAGAACTAGATAGTATCTGTTCCTAAGTCTACCAAGATTTAGGAACAGAGTAGTATCTATTTCGGATACTGGAAAGGAGTTATATGATAAACGAAGTCATCAAGAAGCTACGTAAAGCTGCCGATGCACTCGATGAACTAATGGATGTAATGCCTTCCGCTAATATTCGTGCCGCCCGGTCCATTAGAACTAAAGTGGATAGGAATCTCAAGGAAGAAATGGCATACGGTAAGACGCCTATCCTTCTAAAGACAATGTCCACTAAGAAGAAACACTGGACTCAGACTAAAGCAGGAAAGAAGAAAATGTCTCTTGCTCAGAAAGCAATGTGGGCAAGGAGAAAGGAAGCTAAGTAATGCCACGATGTGAAGACTATCCGTGTTGTGGTCACGAAGCTGGCGATTGTCCAAGCCATAGAGCAGATGGTTCTGAAGTATGGACTTGCGTGGAGTGTAGAAAGAAACTTCCACGTAATGCTCGTAGTTCAATCTGCAATAGCTGTATGCGTAAGGCAGAGAGACGAGCTGCAAATGGCGAAGACATGTTTCCCGATAGGGATTACTAAGTGATTAACGAAATCACACCGGGGTTACAATCATATCTCTATGAACTCTTCGATAAGCAGGAAGAGTTAGAGATGCAATTGTTTGCTGTGTTAAGTGGAGAACTTGGAATAGGTAAGAGTGCAATGTCTCTTCACTTACTCCATGCCCATGTGACACACCAAATAAAGCATGTGCTTACTGAGTCGAAAGACTGTAGGCACTGCCAAGCAAAGACGAAAGGAGCAGAGCTAATATGACACTTGAAGAAGCAATCGAGTCTATCAAGAAGCTGGACAAATACTTCCAGCATATTGAAGCTGAGTATCGTCGAAAGACTGAGGAGATACATGCCAAGGCACAAGCGCAAGTGGAAAGTTCTCCGAAGACAGAAACCAATACCGGGCGGTAGAGATTCTCTTCCAGCCTGTGTATTGAAAGAGATTCGCATAGCAGTAGAGAAAGAGGCTATGAGACACGGTGTTTCAAAGTCTTTCGTTATTGCTGTTGCGTTGGCAAGGGCATTCAAGATAGACGAACAGGAGAAGCTATAACGATGACATGATTGGTGAATGTAAGTGCTGCTCCAGAGAAACAGAGGATGAACATTATATCTTTTGTGACTCTACATGCCAGCTCATCTGGTATTACCTAAAGGAAGTGGATATGGGACAGTACGACATTGACATGGAAGTCTACAAAGCATGGCTAGAGGAGAAAATCATAGCCATTGAAGCCATGTCCACGCGGGAAGAGATAGAAACAAGGGTGCGTGAGATTCAGAAGATAGAGTTCCTTGCTAAGAGAGAGTGGGCATTGCTCCACCAGCATTGGGACAAAATCACTGGTCGAAAGGGAATCGCACCTTGGATTAAAGCCGAGAGAGATGGCTTTATTACTGACCCAAACATTAAAGTGGATTGGGAAGGTGACCCGCGCAAACGAGACAAGAAACCTAAAGTCAAGAATGATTTGGGTGAATTGCTCGGTATAGACATGAGCGACCTGAACCAGAAGATGAAAGCAAAAGAGAGGGAGAAGAAGGGTTTAGTTCCCACTGGTCAGGAGAAAGAGAAAGTGATTAAGGAGAAGCCGGCTGACCCGATGTCTCTTCTCCTTAACATTCAACCGAAGAAAGAGGTGCCTAAGATTTCAGCCGAAGAAGTAGCAAAGAAGGCTGAAGAGATGAGAGAGCGAATCAGAATCGCAAAGGAAGCAAGAGAGAAGAAGGAGTAGTAACACATGCAACTGTTGTGTGTGAAGTGTAATTCTAACAAAGATGTTAGAACCGTAATCGGTAGGATGACACGCTTGGAGTGTGGACATCTTATCGTTTCCCCTCGGATTGAAGAACCTGAGCAAATACAAGCAGAAATAGTGAAAGAGATAGAGGAAGAGCTTGCTACTCAGCCAATCATTCCGAAACCAACCTTTGACCCTACATGTTTCCATAACAGAAAGACGAAACATGTTCCGTATCCCTTTCAGCTAAAGGGAATACAGTTTGCGATTGACAATGCTTTTAAGGTGTTGATTGCAGATGAACAGGGCTTAGGTAAGACTGTCCAAGCTATCGGAGTATTGAAGTGGGCGTATGATAATTGTTACGACCAAGTCTTTCCCGTATTAGGTTTGGTAAAGTCTAACTCGAAGATGCAATGGATGGTGCAGTTACTAAACTGGGGCGGTATGGATTTCATTCCTCAGATTATCGAGGACGGAAAAGACTATCTCGCAGCCGGGTTTAACATCTACCTTGCTTCTTATGACATACTCAGGCGATTCTCTACAAAGACGACTGTTACTATGAAGTCTAAGTGGGGACATGAGTATGAGACAACGAAGAAAGAAAATCCATTCTATGATTTCCCTTTCAAGACAGTCATAATGGATGAAGTCCAAGCGATTAAAGGTGAGTCGCAACGGACTGAGGAAGTTAAGAGAATATGTGAAGGGAAGAATGTAATAGCGTTGAGTGGCACACCGATTAAGAATAGTGCTGCTGAATACTATACCATTCTACACATATTGAATCCTAACAAGTTCCCAACAAGGCAGGGATACTTAGACTACTGGGTAAAGACTGAAGTAAGTAACAGTGGCACCCTAAAGTATACCGGCATAAAGTATCCACAAGACTTTGCCGACTTTACAAAGGATATGATTATCCGGCGGACAAGGGAGCAGGTCAAGGAAGAGATTGGTCTTACAGTAACAAAGGCTAATCGAATCTTTTACAATGTGGATTTCGAGAATGACAAGATGAAAGCCCTTTACCTAGCGGCTGAAGCTGAGTTCATTCGAGAAATGGAGAACAACACAAGGAACAAGAATCCTGTTGAGATGATTGCCCGCTTGTCTGTGGCAAGACATCTTGTAGGATTGAATAAGATACAGCCGACGGTGGACTTAGCGATTGAGTTCCTGTTAGAAAATCCGACAGGAAAGTTAGTCATCTTTGTCCATCACCAAGATGTAATGGATGCAATCCACGTTCTGTTAGCTCGATGGTGTCAGGATGGTGGATACGAAATACCTTTGAAGTATCATTCAGGTCTCGGTTCGCAAGAGAGATTTGAGATGATTGCAAAGTATGCCGAAACAAAGTCAATCCCATTCCTTATCGGTTCAACGATAGCAATGGGAGAGGCGGTGGATAGGCTACAGGAAGTCTGTAACGATTGTATCGTGGCCGAAAGACAATGGAATCCTGCTAATGAGGAGCAGGCAGAGTCAAGGCTAATCAGAATCGGACAGACTAAGACCTTCGTCAATGCTACTTATCCAACAGTAATTGATACAGTGGATGAATACTTCACTGATATTGTTGAGGGTAAGCGTAGGAGTATGAAAGAAACTCTTGACGGAGAGGCAGTCGAGTGGGATGAGGGAAGTCTAATGACTGCATTGTATGATGCAATCAAGGCAAAGGGTCGGAAGAAGATAAAGCGAGGGTTCTGATATGGCAGAAGATACACCGGAGATGAAGGAAGCGAAAGAGTGGGCGAGAAAAGAGAAGAGGAACGCAAAGGATAGAGAAAGGAGAGAGAAAAAGCGCCGAGTGAATCTCAAGGAAGCAGTAAAGGATGGGAAGAAAGACTTTCTCGCAGACCTACTGAAACCGAGGGACTAACATGGGAAGAGAGTGGGACGAAGAAGAGTTCAAAGAGAATGTAAGAAGGGCTTGGATTAATACTCCAAGCTCTACCTTACTCAACAACCTGGCAATCAATGAAACTCTTATCAAACAGGTTGGACTTCGTAACCAAGTAATAAGGGAGATTCTGGATGCCAGGAAACGACGTGACGATGGACCAGATAGAAAGACTAAACAGTTTACTGATTAAGGTAATACACTACTACCAGTGTATAATCGGTGAGCTATTGAGTGAAGGCCCTGATATAGATTATGTCGGGGCAGTCATTCAGTCTGTGAATCTGGTCCTGAAAGAACTTAGAGAAGAGTTCGGTATCTCTATGACCATAAACTAAGGAGTGCAATGCCAATCAAACGGCACCCAATCCGAATCATTGAGATTCATGTCCATCGTTCTCGTAAGAACAGAAGGCTTGGACATGCAGTAGCCTTGTTGTTTCCCTGCAATCACAACAAGTATCTAGGTATTACACTTTTCAAAGGAGGTGATGTCAACAGTTATCGAACCGCTAATTGCAGAGTGATTAAGTTCGATGATTATGATACGATGGATAAGGAAGTGTGTAAGCTCTGTCCACACGATGAAATGTGGATAGATGATTTGTCTAGTGCAATCACGCTAGACGATTTCGTCGATGTGCTAGAAGAGATTGACGAAATGTAGTGTCGATTGTCACCTAAGTAGGACAGTTGACATTAATATCGCGGTGTGTTACAATCGTTTCAGGCGCGGCAGACCTGCAATTTCGCAGGAACCGGAGCCAAGCAAGGCGGACTGAGGGATTCCCCCGAAAGTCTTTTAGTAGAAGTGAAAAGAGAACACTAACATGGCTATCGAATTGGTTGAGATTACTCGCAATACTCGTGGTATCAACAGCCGAGAGATTAAGTTCAAGGCTATCGGCAAGTATATCGAGAAGACAGTTCAGAGGGATACCCGCCCGAGCTTCTTGCCCGACGGAACGAAAGAGCTGGATGCTCAGGGTAACGAAGTAAGGCTTCCGCTGGAGAAGGACAAGGACGGCAAGAACATCTATGTCGATGAAATCGAATTGAAGTTCGTGACCGATGGTGTCCTTACGAAATATGAGGATGCCTTTGAATTGGTCAACGGCGATGAGCAGGTTTTGCTTGACTGCTTTGTCGATGGCTACAACGAAAGAGCTTATGCTCTTGAGTCCGGTAAGGATGAATTGGATGACTTCATCTCGGACTTGGAAATGAATGACGACCAGAAGGCCGCATTCAAGAAGACTGCCCGGCAAATCGCAAAGAACTACGATATGTCGATGACTGAGGCTGCCGAGGAAGTCAAGGGCATGATGCTCAAGGCAAAGGAAAGGGCAGAAGCGAAGGCAAAGGCAAAGGCTGAAAGCGAAACGGCTGGCGCGGCTGTCTAACTGAAAGACAAACACAAAGATAAAGGTCGGGGGACTAACAATCCTCCGGCCTTTTTCTGTTTCTGATTGGAGTGAATGAGATGACGAACAAAGAGATATACGATAGTCTTAATAACGAGCAAAGGATTGCTTTCAAGGAGGCTATAGAGAGTATATACAGGATGGGTATTAGCAAGATAGAAGGTACTGCTATTATCCTTGACACGATGCGAAAGATTAAAGAGAGAAAGAAGATATAACTCTTTAGTGCTTTAAGTGTCCCAATGTCGGGACAGTTTGTGGACAGTTTAGGGGGTCTGCCGGCATCGTTTAGGATGGCCCTCAGAATCGAATCCTAGCAGTTTCAATCAAGACTATGGCAGAGTCAGCACGACAGACCCGCAGCCTAGTATCTCAGTGCGCCGAGGACAATCGACCGGCTGACTCAGGGATTTTAACCAAAGACTTAAAGGAGAAACAGAAATGAAATGTAATTACTCTATCACGTTTGAGTTTTCAACGGGCCAACCAATCACAGAGAAAGGAACTGCAACAGGAACAAGTGTTAGAACTGTGGCGGCAAGAGCTATTGACGATGCAGTAGAAAAGAACCCTAACATTAAGTGGAGTTCTGTAGTCATTCTCTTGGACCGAGGAAACAAAGAGACAGAAAAAGAAACAGAGGATTAGAGCCACTTGACAAGGGGGTCGAACTGTGCTATAATGGTATGTCCACCTTTATTCTTTGAAAGGAACTAAAGTGATTAAGAAACAAGGAACGAAATATCTCCCTGTATCTGAGTCAGGTAAACCTTTTCTAAAGAAAGCTGTCTCTAAAAAGAAAGCAAAGAAGAGACTGCAACAAGTGGAATACTTTAAGCATCTGAAGGGACTCAGTTAATATATGCCAGATGAGCAACGTATTATCGCATTGGATTCTCAGATACTAGATGGGATTCAGAAGTGCCCGTTCTATTGTTACCTTAACTTCATGAAGAACTATAGAACCAATGAAGTTATATTGCCAATGCAACGGGGCGACTTAGGCCACACTCTATTGGAGAGTTACTATAAACTATTAAAGGCAGGAGTATCTTGGGATGAAGCAGTAGAGAAGTCTGCTGTTATCGGAAGAGAACATTATCAAACTCTTAGCCTTGACTTGCAGACAAGTGAGTGGATAGTTAAGAACTTCTATGACTATACCGAATACTATAAGCATGATGGCATAAGAGTAATCGGTGTAGAAGAATCTTTCTCTATGGTTATCTATGAGAGTGATGAACTTATCATTCTCTACGAGGGAAAGATTGATTTACATGCTGAGCTTCCAAATCTTGGTATCTCAGTAATGGACCACAAGTGGAGAGCAGCAAAGGCTGACTACTACCCATTAGATAATCAGTTACTTGGTTACGCTACGTATGTAAAGAGTAACCTAGTCTATGTCAATGAGGTAGGATTGCAGAAGTCTTATGAACCCGAGCGTAGATTTAGACGGGTTCCTATTCCTATTGGAGAGGGAGTAAAAGAGCGGTGGATTAAGAACACAATCATGTGGGCAAAGATTCTGGATAATAGTATTCAGACAAACGTATGGCCCCAGTCGCATCTAAAGACAGCACCGATTGGAGTTACTCAATGTGTAAAGTGTACGTATAATCGAATCTGCAATTCCGAGAATGACGAGGAGATGGCAAGAAAGATTCAAGACCATTTCCATATCGGAAAGAGATGGGATGTAGGAGCTAAGAACGAGGAGCCTGACGATGCCGAGTAAGTGCGTTCATAAGTATAGATTAAAAGACTTAGCCCGTAAGAAGGACGTTGCTCCTTATATGGTCTATGTCTGTGTAAAGCAGGATTGCTCTCATCATATTCGAGTAGAGTTAGTAGATGGTAAGGTTGCTGAGTGCAATCGCTGTGGCGATAAGTTCATCATGAAGCTGGCTAAGTTAAAGCATGGCGAGAAGCTAGTAGTCCGGCCGCATTGTGATGATTGCACAAGGACTCCTGAAAGAGTAAAGGAAAAGAAAGAGAAGGTCGAGAACTCTATTGACGAGCTGATGAAGTCTATGTTGCCGAAAGGACTGTGATGTCTACCAAAGTAGAAGATGGAACTAGGATTCTAAATAGTGTAGAGCAGTTAGAACAAGAACTAAACAATGCTGCCGAAACACTATTGCCTCTTATGCAAGTATATCTAAAAGATGTCCGTGGTATTAGGATGGCTTTTGGAACAGAGACTCAACATATCATATCACACATTAGCCAGTTCAAACAACTAACTGAATTGACTAAGCCGCTCGGAGAATTGGTTGCTGTTATTGGTCAGCTACAAAAGGTAATGACTCCTGAGATGAAGGAGTTAATCAAAAAGATAGCTGAGATAAAGCAATGAGACTAGGCATAGTCGGTTCTGAATCTGCTAAGTTCACACCTGAAACAGAAGAGAGAGCAAGAGAAAGGATACGACTAGAGATTAAGTATATGTCCACCGTAGTATCAGGCGGCTGTCATTTGGGGGGTATTGATATATGGGCTAAGGAAGAAGCGACTAAGTTAGGCATCCACTTCATAGAGTTTCTGCCTAGAAGAAGGGAATGGGCAGGCTATAGAGATAGGAATGTCCTAATAGCTAAGGCTTCCGATAAGGTAATCTGTCTAACAGTAAAAGAACTACCACCCGGCTATAAGGTAAGAGGATTCGAGAAGTTCTGTTACCACTGTAAGACAGATGAACACATTAAGTCAGGCGGTTGTTGGACTGTTAAGTTTGCAAAGAATCTCGGTAAGCCAGGAGAGGTAATCGTAATATGCTAGTCCGAGTAAAGAAGTTCAATAGACACAGAGACTTAATCTCTACTGACTTGCACTATCCCTATAAGGTAAGGGTCCAGCCGGCCGGATTGATTGAACTCTTATTCGAGGAGAAAGACCCTGTATATATCCGCTTCTACCCTACAGACCCGATTGACATATTCATTGAAGAGGAACCCAATGGCAACCAATCTAAACAGTCAGAAGTATGAGAGCTTTGTCCGTGCTCTAATGGTAGGAGCTACCGGCAGAGGAAAGACTATCGCTGCATCCTCATGGCCCGGTAAGACTTTAATCTTAGACTTCGATGGACGGCACAAACCTATCGTTAATTGGTATCCAGAAAGAGTAAAGGCTGGTGACTTCGTAGTAGAGGAAATCAATCCTTATAACTTCTGGTCGGTATTCAAACCGCTAGTAGTTAGTCTTGCCCAATATAATCCCTATCAGAACGTCCTGCTAGATGGCCTTACTTCCCTTTCCACTTGCACTGTAGTAATGCAGATGTTAGTTAAAGGTTCCTTCCAACACTTCGACCCAACAAAGAAAGTAGACGGAGCTAAGATTACCGCTGGTGGTATTATGGTTCCTACATGGGATGAGTTTAATGGAGAGGCAATGGTTATCTCCACTCTCATGGAAGCTCTACGGTCACTGAAGTGTAATCTCTTTCTGACTGCACATCCTGTCCAAAGAACATTGATTGGTGAGAAGAATAAGGTAAGTCGATACACTTCTATCACCACCTTTGGACCAAAGATTGAGAGTATCATTCCTACCTACTTCGATGAGGTATGGTATTTCGATTACAAGGTAGACTCTACTGCCAGTGGCAAAGAAGTAATCCGTCGGACTTGCTATACGCAACCGTGCGAGGATTACTTTGAAGCTAAGAGTGCAATGGGATTGCCTGCTCAAATCGACTACACAAATAAGAACCTTTATGACTGCATGAAAGAGTATCTTGTTCCTGTAGCCGAACCAGTTGTGTAACAAAGAGGTTATTCCTAGTCACTCAATTCCGAGGGCAGGAATAATGTAAGGCGTCCATCATAAGAGACGCACCAAAGTGAGAGTGTAACGTGGCTGATGAATCTATTGTCTGGGGAATTACCGCTGAAGACATCTCGAAGAACCGTTTGGTGGATGCACCAAGCTGGCTTCCCACCGAGATTGTTGACTTTGAAATCATCGACGCAAAAGCCGGTGACTCAAAGAACCTTCACATCACGATGAAGGTATTTCACGGAGACTTTAAGGGGCTTGAGAATCCCTTTATCTATTTCTCCGAGAAGATGCCGGTAATGGCTGCACCCCTTCTCTTGGCGTGTGGTTTCCCACAGAATCCCGATAAGAGTTTCTCTGTGAAGCTCTCTAAGGGAACAATGATTGGCAAGAAGTTCCTTGCACATTGGGTGCGTGGTACTTACAACAACAAGCCGGTCAATCAAATCGATGATTACGCCTTGTTGCCAGTTGCGGAATAGTTAAAGCGTAAGGTTCTTGGTAGTTCTCCTTTCAAAAGAACTGCCACTCTTTAGGAATATATGGATATAGAGCTGATTGATAAACTGTGGAAAGAAACTAAGGTAGATTCTGGGTGTTGGCTTTGGCAGGGTAAGCGCCTATTAACCAGAGGTGAAAGAACCTACGGTTATATTACAGTCAACAGAATAAACAGATTAGTTCACAGATTATCTATCTGCATCTATCTCAAACTTAATTACGATGACCAGTCCTGGGAGTCTTGTCACACCTGTAATAACAAGACTTGCTGGAACCCCCTTCATCTATACCAAGGAAGTAGAAAGACAAACGCAATGGATAGGTACAAAGAGAAAACCCATTGCAGACAGGGGCACGAATGGAATAAATCTAACGTCTACATCGGACCTAAAGGTAGATACTGTCGAGTGTGTGCAAGGAAACCAACGGGGCTATGGCGTAATCGGCAGCCGCACAAGACTTAAAATCTTGAGGTAGAAATACCGTGTGGGTTCGAGTCCCACTGGCCCCACTTCACAAGGAGTAAGACAATGCCACTATTAGTTGTCGTCCTCGTTCTAATAGCTGTCGGTGTTCTCTTATCATTAGTCAATCGACTAGGCCCACCTTATATAGCACCCTCCTATATCAAACTAATCAACATCGTCTCAATCATCGCAACGGTAATCTGGCTGGCGAAAGTATTTGGTGTATGGGAATACCTAACCAAGATAACCGTATAGCTGACATTCACGAACTCGTTAAGTCCCTTCGAGAACAAAGGGATTGGGCCACTGAGATACGCAATCTATCTATCCTAATAGAGAGGCTAGATGGATTGGGTAAATCTGTGTCTGTTAGAGAATTAGCTAAGGTACTTAACAGGTCTAAATCCTGGGTAGGAGTTAGCCTTATACTTGTGAAAGGAATCAAACTATATCCAGAGTTAGAGAAGTGTCAGAACAGGAACAACGCATACGCTTTTATCCAGAAGAAAAACAAACTTAGAAGGTTTATCGAATCATGAATAAAGTAACAGTAATTACCAGCCGGTTTGACATTACCAATAAGCAGCTAAGTGCATTTCGTAATCTGCTGCCTATCTTCGCTAAGGATAATCACACCTTTATCATTGGGGGAGATGAAGCCGATTATGATATTTACCTTGCACTATTGGCATCCGGGTTTCCAGTAGAGGTATATCCTCACGTTGGTAACTCAAAGGATACTGATAAGTATAATGGTGCTAAGGTAATCAATAGCGCCCTACCATTACGAGATAGGAATAAGAGAATGGTAGACGAAGGCACTATCCTCATTGGCCTGCCACAAACATTCAACGAACTAGAAGACTCACCTGCCTGGAAGACAATCCGATACGCAATGTCTAGCGAGAAAGAAGTATACGTAATCTCACCGAATGGTTATTCATGGGGGTTAGAATGAAGAACTCACCTGAGCTAGTAGCCAAGTGGATTAAGCAAACACTAGAGGATGGCAGGGGCGTTACCGCCTGGGAGAATGACTTTCTCGTTAGTGTTGGAGAACAGCTAGAAAGAAAAGGAATCATCAGTGAGAAGCAGGAAGAGATTGTAGAGAGAATATACTCAGAGAGGACCGAATAATGCCGCTCATCCCTGGTGTTGTCGAAACATATGAACGGTTAAAGACTCTCCACAGAAGTAAGAACGATGACTATGCAGGAGAGAAAGGACCGTTCTTTAACTTCGAGTTTGCTGAAGCAATAGGAGATGTATTCAAAGGGGCAAGAGATAGAGTCTATGCTATTATGATTGGGATTAAGTTGGCAAGACTGGCAGTAGTCCTTTACAAGACCGCCAATCATGAATCAGTAGAAGATACGTTTGACGATTTGATTAACTACTCCTGTATTTGGAAGGCCGACTATATGAGTAGAATTAAACCGTCCGTTAGGCAGATAGTAGAAAGGGAAACAGTAAGGGAGACTCCCGTCAATGAGCATCCTTAGGTGTTATATCTGCAAAGAAGAGTTCCATGATAATGACCTGGCTATTCCACTCAACCTGGAGATACCATTACCATTTGGAATGTTCCATCTGACTATCTTTACCCACTATATGTGTGGTCTTGGTTACTATATCAAAGACTTAGCTAACCTTGACAGCCTAATGGAGAAAGACAAGATGGCTATTCAAGAGAAGCTCATGGAAATCCTAAACTCTATGAACAAGGGGGCTACGCAATAAAATGCCTAACATGGTTTCTGGTATTGGCAATCCATATAGCAAGCTACTCATATTAGGGGAGTTTCCAAACCAAACAGATGATAGGTTAATGCTGCCGTTCAACGGCGCACCAGGTGAGTTACTCGATAGAATCTTTGAGGAGATAGGACGAGGTAATTGGAGAGCGGATTACTGGCTAACCTATGTGTATAGGTATCGGCCACCTTTCAATGACATTAAGCAGATAGGAACAGTCTGTGACGTGGAAGAGGAGAAGCAAAGACTTTATAAAGAGATACTATCCATTAGCCCTAATTGTATTCTGGCTATTGGGCCTGCTGCTTTTGAGACAGTTAGTGGCATCTCCAAACTACTGACATACAGAGGGTCTATCATGCCCTCACAAGTAGGAGACGCTAAAGTAGTAGGGACTATCTCTCCGTATCACTTGGTTCGTTCTAGTAAGGAGTCAGAAGACGAGGACGAATCAAAGGGTTTATTCTCTTACGTTTGGAAATGGGTATTACAACATGACATTAAACGAGCCATCAGTGAATCGAAGAAAGTGGGCTTCTCATTACCTGAAAGGTCACTTACTATTGCAAGAAATAGCGTTGACGTATCAAGATTTATTGATAGGCAATTCAAAAGTTCGGACCGAGTCTTTGCTGACATTGAAACAATTGAATCAACAATTCCAGGATGTGTTAGTCTTGCTTTCAATGAATACGAAGCAATCTCCATCCCCCTCTTCTCCTCCGTCGGAAGATACGAACTAAGTTCTATACCAGTAACAGACCTGGCTTTCATATGGCAGAAGCTGGACTGGTTGTTTCGTAACAAAGAGGTAGGCGGACAGAACTTTAAGTTTGACCAAGCTAAGATGGAGATGTTAGGGTTCCGATTCAAGGGACTCAAGACAGATACATCTCTCAAGGCACACACTATCAACCCGGAGATTCCTTATGTTGGCCTGGCTTTTATCTCCTCAATCTGGACAAGAGAACCTTACTATAAAGATGAGGGTAAGGAGTTTATATTTGGGAAACATGACATCGACCGATGGTATCTATATAATGCTAAGGATTCCGCGGTGGATTGTGAAGTTGACAAAGCTCAAGAAAAAGAATTGGAGATACTTTCCAGAGAATATAACACCGACCTCAAAGGATTCTACTATAGCTACATAACCAAACTCCATGACCTATACTTTGGGATGGAGAAGGTAGGATTCAGAGTAGACAATGGTGTTAGGGATTACCTAATAGCCAAGTATCAGACATGGGCAGAACATCTGTATGTAAAGCTGGACGTGGCAGTCGGCCGGCATATTAACTATAACTCGCCCAAGCAGGTTAAGGAATTGATATATGAGCAGATGAAGATTAAGCCTATTGATAGGGACCACTCAACCAATGAAGATGTCATATCAAAGCTACTGAAAGACAAGGTGAGAGATGAATCCTGTCGAGAAGTATTATCGAACATCCTCGAAGTTCGCAGAGTTAATAAGACTCTATCGACGTATCTCTACGCAATGCCAGACTTTGACGGCAGAATGCGAACACAGATTAGAATTGTTGGAACAGAAACGGGACGAAGTTCAGACAGCGTTTTGGACCCTCCCACTAGACCCATCAAAATTGGATTTGCCTTTAAGACTCTTACAAAGCATGGAGATATCGGACAAGATGTTAGAGGAATACTCGTTACTGACCCAGGATATGTTATCGTTAACATTGACCTTAGCCAAGCTGAAGCTAGAGTTGTCGCACTCCTTTCCAAAGACAAAGAGCTAAGTGACGCATTTGACAAGATAGACATTCACAGAAGGACGGCTGCCCTTGCTCTCATTACTGGTCAGCTTAATCTCTCACACGAGTTTGACCCGATTGCTGATGTACTTGGCAAGGATAGTCCTGAAAGATTTATAGGTAAGAAGACTAGACACGCAGGTAACTACTTCATGCAATGGAAAGAGTTTATGAAGCAGGTTATCTCCGACTGCCGTAGGTTTCATATAGAGTTTACTATCTCTGCCTTCTCTGCCAAACAGATATTAGAAAGGTTTCACGCAGCTTCACCTAATATCCAAGGGGTATTTCACGCAGAAGTAAAAGACGAAATTGATATGCACCGGGCATTAGTCAATCCGTTTGGTAGGTTAAGGAGATTCTTTGATAGACCGGGTCCGCAACTATATAAGGAATCGTATGCTTTCATTCCCCAAAGTACAGTCAAAGACCGTCTCACTCACAGTCTACTGGAAATACGCGACAAGAACTACCCGATTAGGTTGGTTAATGAAGCTCATGATAGCGGTACTTACCTTATGCCTATTGGTGAGTATGTGGATATATGCCGAGAGCTTAAGCCAATCTTTGAAAGACCTATTGACTTTTCTACTTGCTCCCTAAAGCGCGGAATCTTAACCATTCCATGTGACTTTGAATATGGGGACAATTACAAAGACTTATCCAAGCTCAAGCTGTAGAGAGTGTGAACATGAGCTGGCTCGATTTGCTGATGGAAGAAACGGATTTTGTCGAGACCCCCAAGCAATGGATTTATTGGAGCGGACTATGCACTATATCCGCCATAGCAAGTCCTACTGTAAACGTAAACAAAGGCGCTTACAAGCTGAGGCCAAGTCTTTATGTACTCCTGATAGGAAGGTCAGGATTAGGTAAAGGATTCGGCCCATCAGTTAGTAAGAAGTTAGTAGAGATGGTTGGTAACACTAGAGTCATATCAGGAAGGGGGAGCATTGAAGGTATCATTAAAGAACTGGGAATTGTTAAGGCGCGTGAGGACGGAAGTATTCCTTTTAAGGATGCGCGCGGTTATTTATGTAGCGGAGAGTTTGCTTCATCTCTATACGAAGCGACCCATGCGCTTACCATCCTTACCGATTTATATGATGCACACTATAATCCAGAATGGGTTAACACGCTTAAAAACTCTCCGGTTGAAAAGCTACGATTTCCATGTTTGACACTCCTAAGTGGAGCCAATCAAGATATGTTTGACTTAACAGTAGACAAGTCCCATCTAGGTGGTGGGTTCATAGGAAGAACACTACTGATTAATGCAGACAAACGATTCCGTTCTAACAGTATGGTCTATGAGGATGGAGAAACAATACCAGAAGTAGACTATGAGAAACTAGCCTGTTACTTGAAGAAGATGGCTAAGTTAGAAGGGTCAATGAGGTGGACTTCAGAAGCAAAGAAGGCATATAACACTTGGTTCTACCCATATAGAGAGTCAGACGTAGAAGATAAGACTGGAACACACGACAGACTCAATGACCATATCATTAAGGTGGCTACGTGTATATCACTTAGTCGCAAACTAGATATGGTGATTGAGGATGAAGATATATACGATGCAGTTAAGGTATGTTCAGCATTAAGTAATACTGCTAGACAAGTAGCCGGGATGACGGGTAAGAGTTCTACATCATCACCTGTTGTATCTTTCTTAAAGGTAATGTTTGCAGCACCAAACTATCAGCTTACTAGGAAACAGGTATTACAGAGGGGATTTGGTAACTATGATTCAATCGAGTTAGATAAGATTGTAGACACAATGGTTCAGACTGGCTATTTAGTACAGCCTACTGGCGGCAAAGAGGTTAGTTATAAAGTAACGAAACTCTGTATTGACTGGTGGGAATCTAACACTAAGGGGAAGAAGTAATGTTAGGACGCGTGAAGTCTATTAAGCCATCTCTTTACGGCTTTATCCTAGATGAACAGGGTAATGAATACTTCTTCCATGCTCAACACTATAAGGGAGATTGGGATGAACTACAGGCTATGTCTCCACCTATAACAGCTAAGGGTCCGATAGTACAGTTTCAACCGTCTACCGGACCCAAAGGATTAAGAGCAGAGAAAGTGGAGTTTATAGGGGACCTTTAGAATCCCATGTTCATATCTCCACCCATCTTTAGACTCATGGCAAACTTGTTCTTTTTCTTTGGCTTAAATAAATCCCCTAATCCAGTTCCTACAAGTGGAACAGCGCGAGCACCAGTCCTGGTAAGAGAATCAAATCTACCTCTATCCGTTGGCTTATCGAATACATCTCCAAGACCAGTAGATAGTTCATCCAAGTCACTTAACACTGGACCGCCAATAGTTCCTGATACCTTGCCATAGTTCTTTCTGACTACTGATTCAGAGACATCTCCAACGATACCGAATAGGGCAGACTGTAGGTAGTTAGCCATGACTCTATCGAATACAGGATTACCAGTTCCGATATAGTCTCCTCTTTCCTCTAGTGCCTTTCCAATATCCCCATTCACTAGCCCTCGAATAGCAGACTTCATATCTCCTACTGCTTCACCTGCTACCTGATAGGCCGCCATAATTGCTGTAGCCTTAGCAATCTTACCAGCCATAGTAGATTCAGCCTTAACTGCTCCTACCATATTCTGTGTATTGACAAAGGCAAATCTCTTGAATAACAGAGGCAGCCGGAGTAGTGGATTATCAGCATGGAATCCCTTACTTAATGTTAGTTTATCAGGGAATCCACTGGATAACTCTACACCTCTACCGCCAGCAAAGTCCATCTGTTGTGAAGTTAGACTAGCCTGCCTTAATACATCAGCCACATCACCATCAACAAACCTCTGTAACTGTTTGCTATACTTGGCAGGATTGGCCTTAGCTAAAGCAAACAATCTCTTAGTCTCTGCCTTAGCTGCAATGGTACCAACAGTCCTGATAAACTTTTCAGTAGTGGCAGCTCCAAGGGGTTTATCTAATAGAGTTTTCCATCCCCTTTTAAGCAATCCACCGGCGGCTACTTCATTAAGAATCTCTCCCCTTAGAATAGCCTGAGCACCAGCGCCAGTAGATATATCAACACTACCATGAGGATTAGCAATTACTTCAGCAATGGCTTTGACAGTATTCTTCAATCCAAGATTGGTAGTTAAGGAAGCAAAGTCTCCAAGGTTAGTAATAGAGAATTGAGACAGTTTAGATAGGACTTCAGCTTTAACTACCTTGTCATATATCTTTCTCTGAGCAGTCATATCTCCTATCTCAGTCCTGTTAAGATAGTCATTAACAATCCTGGCAGCCTTAGTCGGGTTCTCAGCATCCTTAATAGCCTGACTAATAGCACTCTCAGCGTTAGATACGTCCATTACCCCAAATCTCTTAGTCCTGGTAATAGTTCTGCCTAAGTCATATACATGCTTTTCTAATGCACTCAAGTCTTCTACGTAACCTTCCATATCAATCTTCCTAGCGTGCTGTGGAGAAGAGAATCTTTCTCCCTTCTCTGTAACATTCTTCATAATAGCTTCAACAGCAGCCGGACTTAATGGATTGCCCTCGGCATCTTTGCCTGACCTGAGCAGCTTACTCCTTAATGTATTAGGACTAGCAAAATGCCCTTCTTCCCATATGTGTGGGAAATACTCTCCCATAAACTTCTCAAATGGGACAGTCTTACCAGCCTCATCCTTCATCATTACGCCAGCTTCAATAGCAGCATCTCCAATTCTCTCAGTTACTCCTCTAAGAGAGTGGTAAGCATCTGCTACCTTTTCGCTACTGGCCTTACTTAACTCTTTCTGTCCGTCCAGAATCTTAATTACTTCAGTTCGTTCAGTCTTAGATAAAGAGTTACCCACCTGTCTAACAACAGTAGCAAACTCACCACCAAATCTATTAGACTCGGTTCTCTCATCTCTTAGAAGTTTAGCTAAAGCCTGTCCGCCTGGACCCATTCTCTCTAGCTTGGTGATAGCAGAGACTCCTAATGGTTCATAGATAGACTTATAGAAAGAGGACTGTCTAAAGTTATCAGGTAATGCCTGGACTTTCTCCCAAATACCGGGTTTCTTTAAGACAGGATTAGCTTTTACTGCTTCATCAACAGCAGCCTTTACTTTCTTCTTCCTTGGTTCTTTAGGAGCAGGAGCCTCACCTTCAGGCAATAACTCTTTAGGTAATACTGTCTCTACAATAGGCTTCTTCTTAGGCTCTAACTCGGGAGAAGCTCCTTCTCCAGAAGGTTGACCACGTAAAGGAACCTCTCCTTCTCTGCCCCTTTTAACTTCTGACTTAGCTCCCTCTCTAATGAAAAAGTTTTCCTTAGTTGCTGTTCTCCCCCTTGAGTTTTGATAGAAGTGTAGTAATTTCTGTACTTCTGGACTGTACTCTCTGGAACTGCCTCCGCCTGTAAAGACTCGTTCGAGACTTCTGGTTGCTTTATAGGCATTTTCGGCTCCGTAGGAATCATAAATTATACCCAACCTTTCAACGAAATCCTTACCATGTTGATTTTCTAAAATCTGCTCAGGAGTATAACCCTCGGTAATGTCATGCACATCTTGGACAAGTTCACCATAGTATCTACTAACAAAATCATTCTCAAAGTCTGGCCTAACGTCCACTATATTCTTAATTATATCTTCATTGACATGGGCAAGTTCGTGCATATTAGTAGTAACTGACCTAAAGGCTGCATCAAATGGAGATGCCCCAGGTTCCATTCCACTAAATGGATTAATAAGAATTGTTACCTTATTGGTTCTTGGATTATATATGGTAGACCCATGTAGCTGAGGGTCAAAGACTAAACCAATGCCTTCTAATTGTTTACTCCACTTAGCCGGTATATGAGAACTAGCAAGAATGTCGTCAATTACTCCGCTATAATGCCTAATAATATCGTGCATAAGTGGATGTTCTTTGATACGGTCAATATCCTCTTGAGTAAACTTACCTTCTGAATCAACAACAAAGACCTTTCTCTTTACACCAGCAACCTTTGTTTGTGTAAGAGAATCAAAGTTCTGTTGAGCTACACTTCTAGCCTCATGTATCTCTTTGAATCTCTTAAGAGCTTCTTTAATATCTTCTGGAGGTATTCCTCTTTTCTTAGCTGCCTCAAGAAGACCTCTTTCTTCAACTTTATTACCACTAGCTGCCTCAAGAAGTCTAGCCTCATCCCTCTTCTTAGACAGCTTAGGAGCAAAATCACTCTCATCTAAATCTTCGCCTTCTAACAACTTCTTAGTCTCTTCTGCTACTCTATCTCTTGCTTTCTGCCTAAGATTCTCTAAGAAACCAGCCTTAGCTTTATTGCCTTGTTTAGCAGCCGCAGCTTGTGCTGTCTCTAAGGCACTGAGATTATCGGCAAGACTATCAAGGTTTGTTTCACCGGCAATAACACGCTCAGCTTCATTCTTCATAGAAGCCATAGCGTTATTGGTGGGTAAGGTAGCTCCCTCAAATGCTGTATCAATATCATCTACAAGCCGGCCGAGATTCTTACCACTTAAAGAGGTAGGTTCCTCTACTACTGGTGGCGGCTCTACCTTTTCTGAACCGGCTACTGGCTCTACAGGTGGCAATTCATCAGGAACTACATCCTTTGCCATCTTAGACTTACGAACCTTAACCTTACCTAAAGTTCCCTCAGCATCCCTAGCTTGAATAGCCTTTGCTAATCCTTCCTTAGTCTTACTCTCCATCTCAGCAAATGGAAGACTAGACCTGCCATGAGCAGCAGCATCTACATACCATTTACCATCACCACCATCAAATACAGCTACTTTATTACCACTATCTAATTCAACAATCCAATTACCAGAACTAGCGTGGTCGGCAGCTTTAACAATATTAGTTCCCTTTGGTGGTTTCTTTTCCTTAACTACTGGTGCTACAGGTGGAGGTTCTGGTACAGCAGATGGTTGTTCAATAGGAGGTAATGTTTGTACCGCTCCTTCTGGAACAACTGTTTGGTCTACAGGTGGGACAGTAGGCTCTACTTTAGCAGCAGCTTCAGCTTTAGCCTTAATATCAGCCAGTCTTGTATCAGGAGCTACTACTTCCTTAACAGGAGCAGCACCAAACTTATTCCATTCACTAGCTACTTCTTCTGGTAATTTAGCATGTCCTCTAACAGCACCAGTTAGTCTATCATAATCAGCCTGCTCTGCTTCAGACAGTCCGAGCTTAGCTTTTCTACCCTCAAGAATCTTTAATCGGCTGGCCTTAGCATCAAAGTCAATGTCACCAGTCTTAGGAATGGCATTGATTACTTCTGTTTCACTAGCGGCCGGCTTAGAGAAGAGAGGCTTAGGCGGTTCTGGTGCCTTAACTGGTTCAGGAGCTTTAGGTGGAGCTTCAGGTTTAGCTAATTCAGGAGCAGCTTCTTCCTTCTTAACTTTAACCTTAGCTACCTTAGCCGGCTTCTGTTGAACCTTAATATCCTCTAATGCAACAAGTCTATTCCACTCTGCCTTTAATTCAGGTGGAACATTGGGATGCTGTTGAAACTCATTATTAAGGAATTGGAACTCGTGACCTTCCTCTTCTGACAATCCGCCTTTTAATGCAGTACGAACAGCATGCTTTAATCGGAATGATAGATTATCCAATTCCAAGTTGCCAGTGTTCTTTGGCAAAGCTTCAGCCATTTGTCCTAATGTTTCAAACTTAGCTGGCGTAGAAACAGGTAGTGGCTCTCTTCTAACAACAGGTGGAGCAACAGGCTTAACTACAGGTGGAGTAACTTCCTGTCTAACAACTGGAGGAACTGGTGGAGCGGCAGGAGCAGCTTCCTTAATAATAGGTTTACTTGCACCAAATGGAGCTACAGGAGCAACAGGAGGTAATGATTCAGTAGCAGCAGCTACAGGAGCAACATCAGGAACAATAGGCTTCCTAATTAATTTTGGCTCAGTAACAACAGATGTATCTACTTTTGGTAAAGACTCAATATTAGGCAGAGCATTGGGCTGAGATGGCTTAGTTTCAAACTCTGGACTGGCAATCTCGGTTTTTTTGGCTCTTGGAGTCCTAACCCTTGTTGGCTTTACAACAGGCTGAACTGGTGGAGCTTTAATAACTGGAGGAACTACTGTTTCTGTAACTTTAGGCTGTTCAATAGGAGCAGGTTTCCTACCTAATAGACCAGCTCTATCTAATCCATAATGAACAGCACCAGTTCCTAATGCTCCAAAGCCATAACCAGTAGCAGCAGATTCACCAAGTTCACCAACAGTCGGTAAATGTCCTTCATCTATCATCGACTTGGCAAGTCTAGAACCAGCGCCAATGGTAGCTCCTTGTGCTCCACCTTTAGTAAGAGCATACTTAGCTATCTCTTTTACTCCTGCCCCTACTCCCGGCGCTTTACCAAAACCAGGAACAAGATTAGCAGCAGCATTGATACCAATATCTGTGGCGCTATAGTCGTCTCTTAATCCTCTAGCAATCTCATACTTCTGTGCTAGTGTTTCTCCACCACCGCCAAGAACTCCACTAGCTCCTAGTCCAACTAAAGGATTAGCAGTAAGCAAACCAGTAGCTAAACCACCAGCAATAGGCACACCCATTCTTAGGGCGCCAGTTACAGCAGTATCACCCCAAGTAGCTTCTTTTCTTTTTGGGGCAGTATTAATAGTAGGAACAGGTCTACGTCTAGTGCTAGGAACAGAGGCTGGACTTCCATTACGCTCTAACCAAGAACCACCAGTAGTAGGAGTAGAAATTTTTGTGCCGTATTGTTCAAGCCAAGACTGTGGCATTGTCCACTCCTACTTCTTGATAGGATTTAACTGGATATGAAGTGGGTCATATGGTGATTTCCAATCTCCACCCCAAGTAAGGCCCTGTTCTTTAGCAATCCTGCCAAGAGTATCAAGTAGTTCTTTAGTAGCCTTAACCTCTTTTCCATTCTTATCAATAAACCTAACGTCAGCAGCTTCATCAGCTTGGTGAGCAGATTTCTTAACAGTTCCATCTGCATTAGTTACAATATTACCTGGGGCACTACGACCTTTTGCATATAGCTTAGCCTGTTCATCAGCAGTTCTAGCTCCAGATACAGGTTTAAGAGTAAAACCAGTTAATTTCTGGAACGCATCAGCAACAGTGCCTAACTTAGCTTTGAATACAGGAGCAGATGCAACGCCTTTCTCTGCACCGGCCGGACTAATCATATTAGCTAATTGGATTGGATTACCATTATCTGGGGCAGCCTTAGATAAAGGAATAGGATTAGCTTGTTGAGTCGGTGGAGTCTTAGGCTTTGGTGCCCACCCTTCTGGCCTACCAATACCAGGACCAACTTTAATATTAGTTTCTGGAATAACAGGAGCAGGAGGAGGAACAGGTAATGGACCTCTACCAGTAAATCCCGGAGGCATTTGATTCAGACTCTTACCAAAAGGATTTAACTCTGGTCTTGAAGCAAAGCCAGGAACAGCAGTAGAACTACGATTTACAAATGGTGGTGGAACAAATGGTTTTGGAGCAGGCGGAGCAACAGTTGCAGCTATCTTTTCTGCCGGAGTAGTAGTTGAAGCAGCGGGAGCTTTAGCAGCAGGAGCAGCTTCCTCTTCTCTCTTTACACCAGGCATAGATAACCATGTCTCTACATCTTCTGGTTTAGCTCCGAATCTCTCTCCATCTGGACTAACTAAAGTAATTGCTCCAGGAGTTCCAGGTTCAACATAGCGTGGTCTATTAGATGGTTGTTCATCTTCACCACCATAACCACTACTTCTCCTGCCGCCACCACCAGTATCATATGCGCCACTTTCAGCAGCATCCATATGCCTACCAATGATTTCATTAAGAGCATCTATCTGATTCTGTTTTTCCTTTGACTGCCACATGCTCTTAGGAATAGCAGTAGGCATACCATAATCATCATTAGTGAGAAGAGAGCGGTCGATACCGGCTTTCCTCATCTCATTAGTAATAGCAATAGTAGCTCCCTTAACTCTATTCTCAGGAGTAGTAATACGTGGGTCATTGGCAGCTAGAGCAGTTTCTACGTTAACCCGCCCTTGTGCTCTAATCCTAGCTAATTCAGCCGGTAGTTCAGCAGCAGATTTACCAGCAGCCCTAGCTGTCTCTAATTGAGTCTGCTCGTCTGGTGTTAGTTCTGATTGACCGAGAACATAAACGGCCTTACCATTTCTGTCAATAACAGTATCAATACCACTCTTAACATCTCTATGAACAACCCGACCCTTCAGACCATTATCAAGAGTAATACCTTCTGTCTCAGCAGCACTCCTGGCTGATTCACGAGTCTCCTGGCTCTCTCTAATCTTCTGCTCTGCGCCCCACTGTTTATTCTGATTCTCTAACTCCAATGCTCTAGTTCTGGCAGAGACATCAGTATCTTCCATAGTGGCAAGATTACCGAGTCCTTCCATCTTCTGCTTCCACTTCTCGTTACTCTTACGCTGTGGCTCATTATAAGCTGACATACCTAAATTGTAGCCAGCAGAAGCATCATTCTGACCAAAGCCAGTAGCACCGGCAGCAATAATGGCGCCTAACTTAGCCCACTTACCTCGCTCAATTTCTGGCTGTCCTGCTTCTACTGCACTTTGATATGCCAATCTATTAGGACGATTACCAATAGCAGCATTATACTTAGCTACAAAATCGTCCTGAGGCGATGCAACCTGTGGAGCAGTAGAAGGTGGTGGAACTGGCGGAGGTTGAAAAGACAGAGGTGTAGGTTTCTGAGTTCCCATTGGCATATCAAACCCAAAGTTATTAACTGTTTGGGGTTGACCAATAGTAGTCGGTCCAGTTTGGAAACCAAACCTTCTGCTAGGGCTAGGAGCAATAGATGATGTTCTTCTTTGGTTAATCATTATAAGCTCCTACTATGCCTTTGGGGGCTTCGGCAGTTTAACATTCTGACCTGCTAGACCTTTAAGAGCAGTAGAAGCTCCACCAGTCATAACACCTGTAGCAGCACCAGTAGCAGCACCTACCATGTTAGCAATACTGCCGGCATTTTCCATTGCAGTAGCGCCACGGTTTTGTGTTGCATAACCCAACAACATACCTTGTGTATCAAACTTGTTATTGAGTTGATTGGCAGCCAAGTCAGAGTAACCTTTAGATGAATCAAGGTTAGTTCCGTAAAGGTCAGTCAAACCACCAATACCATACTGCTTCTGCTCATTGCCATATTGAGTGAGCCACTGTTCAAACTCTGCTTGGTCTCTTGCTGCTTGTCTTGCACTAGCAGCACTTCCAGCAGAGCCAGCCGCAGCACCTTGAGCATTAGCCATTTGTGCTTGCATATCCAGTTGAGCTTGATTACCAGTAAAGGTATCCAATCCACCGGCTTTTCCTAAACCAAACTGGTCTAAGCCGCCAGCTTGTCCAAGTCCCCACTGGCCAAGACCTGTTTGTGATTCTTGTAATCCTCTAAGACCTTGTGCTTGGTTAGCCGTAATACCCATCTGAGTATTAAGACCCAAATCACCTGCTGACCTAGCACCTTGTAATTGATTAGCAGTTCTAAGTCCTGCTAATTGCATGCCCTGGCCCGATAAGAATTGCCCAGCTTGCTGTTTACCCTGTCTAATCTGGTCTTGTAATCCTTGTTCAGCAGCCATTCTATCTTGGCCTTGCTGTTGTGCTCCCTGTCTAGCTAACTTAAAGTCCATAGCACCAGCATTGGCTAAGTTTCCAGTAGCCGAACGCTGACGTTCCATATTGTCTTTTAAGGCAGAGAAGTAGGCAGGAGAAGAAGCAGCGGACTTAGCGCGGATTAAGGCTCTATCCTGGTCTGAATAGCCGCCAGTCCGTTCTTGTTCTAAGATAGAGGCACGATTGATATTAGCCTTATCCTCATCAGTAATACCGCCAGTCTGTCCAATATCAGTTAATGTCTTCGTATTACCATATATCTGGTCTAACTGTCCTTGGTCAAATCCGCCACTAGCACCAGATAACTTTCTAAAGCCAGTATCAGCCTCATTATAATCCGGCCGGTAAGCATTGGCAAAAGCAGATGATAGACCTTCATAAGCAGAACTTTTACCTGCTAATGGATTAGTAATACCGCCCCATCCACCGCCACCACCAGAACCTTGACCAGAAAGAACAGGATTATTCCAAGCAGCCCTCATTCTATCTGTATCTGCTTGTGTTAATCCGGCTCCTTGAGCATAATCATTATAGCCCTTAGAAGCGCCAGCATAATCAGAGCTTGCTCTATCCCAGGTAGTATCTCCCCTACCCTCGCTCTTACTTATTTCCTGGCCGTAATCTCCTTCGGACTGCTTAATCTTTGCAGTAGACTCATTAAATAGCTGCTGCTTATCATTCTTAGCCATTGTTTTCCAAGTCTAAGTAGAGTGGTGTTCCAGTGCAAACACCATAGTTAAAACGTTCCACTAAGAGTTTGGCAAGACGGTCATCTTCTACAAAAGAATGAACCATATCTATACCACGTGCCCTAGTGATTTCAGTAGACTTTTCGGACAATAACTTTAATGACTTTACTTTCGTTATATTAGAGGCACTCTCTTCAGGGATAAATACTATCTCCACAAACTTCTTCGTATATCCCCAAGCAACTATCTTTCCTTTGTCTTCTACTACCAGAATGTCCAAAATGTTATTGAACTCTGGTAGTGGAAACTTATGCCCCTTCTGTATTTCCAACAGAAAAGGAAAATCTTCTTTCTTAGCTGGTCGGACTTCCACTTGGTGTCCTTAACCAAAAGAGAGTCTTTAGTGCTTCTCGACTAGATTTGCCAATCGACCAAGGAACCTTAGAGATGTAATCATATAGAAGGTCTACTTCTGTCTGGTCCAATACTAGCTCAATAGATTCTTTCTCACCAAAGTCTAACTCTCTATCAGGTTCCTCTGAACCAGGAATAATCTTTCCACAGTTACATGGCTTAGATATAGCTTCTAACTTATCCAGAATATTAATTTCCTTATTAAGAATCGTTAATCCTTTTTGGGTATTCTGATTACCAACAACAATCAACCCATGAAAGAGATACTCAAAACGCTTCTTACCCAAGTCATCATTCCCGAACTCTAATTTGTGCAACATTGTTCACCTTAGTTTTTCTGGCAAAACACTACTGACATGTAAGGAGGATAATCTCCACCTGGTTGAGTATCTACTGAGAAAGTGTGATTGTGATTACCGTTATCGTCTGTATCTCCAGATACCCCAACAGAAAGACTAACACCAATATTTACCCTGTGAGAGTGAGGAAGAAATAGCAATGCTGTAGGTCCACTTCTATTTACATCTATTGGTGCTTGATTAGTTTCTTCATCAGTTCTACCATCTACTGTTCCAGAAGCACTACCACCTAAAGAAGCATGGTGTCTATGTGTTCCACCAGAAGTGACAGTTCCATCTACTCTATGTAAGTGAGTAACAGAACCACCAGCTACACCTGGAGAACCAGAACCTAATGGAAATCTATTATCTAATGCCGCTACTCTAGTCCAACCAGCAGGGCAACCTGACATAAACATTCCAATTAACCCAGAAGGAACAGGGTCAACTGAAGCTGTTGTTACAGGTTGCCAAGTATTATCACTTCTAAGAAAGTATCCACCAGTAGGAGCGTTAGTTCCAAGTCTACCAATAGGAACAACACCCAATAGTAGTTGACTAGCATCTATATTACGAAGTTGCGAGGCATCCGCACTAACATATCCACACGAAAATCTACCATTACGTTCAAATGAATATTGAGAATGAATAGCGCCCTGAGAGTCGGTCATTGACTCAAGATAAAGAGTACCAGTGCTATATTGAACAATTCTCCAATACTTTAAATCAGCACCAGCAGCAGTATCGTTAAATCCAAGAATAGAATTTGGTCCTTGAATGGTGCTATATGAACCAATTTTTTGAGCTACAAAGTTATTATCTTGATTTTTATAAGCAACCTCAGCAGGTAATCTAGCTGCTGGCACAGTTCCTACTACTAATGCGCTCGCATTAAGTTGAGGTATTTGAACACCCTCACCAAATGTTACCTTAGTTCCATCTGACATCATAGGATAGCCAAATGGAGGTAATGTTAATGAGCTACCAGTGCCACCTCTAGCTAATGCAACAATGCCAGATGTAATATCATTTGCATTGTAATTAACACCAGTAATAGAACCACCAGTAATAGCAACTGCATTGCTATTCTGGGTAGACATACTACCTAAACCAAGATTTGTTCTAGCACCAGCAGGAGTAGATGAACCTGTTCCACCACCACTAATACCAAGAAACTTAGTATACCAAACACCTTGATATAGTTCTTCAAATACAGCAGGAGTGCGATTAAAACGAATAGTAAAATCAGGCAAGTTTGTAGGAGAGCCAACCTGTAAGGTAGCTGCATCTATAAACTTCTCGTTTAATTCGGTTACAAAATCTAAGTAACCGGACGTAATAGCTGGAAGATTCCAATTAGCCATTGTCCTGCCTAGCTAGGAGTATCAATTCCGCCTAAAGAGTTCCAGAGAGTAGCAATCTGGGATTGTAAATCAATATCAGCAATAGCACATTCAGCTGTTTTATTTACTTCATCATAAGTAGTAGTATTAATAACATTAACTCCCATTACTACTTGTGGACCAGCTTGAAATGCTGCACCGGCTGGATTTTGAACTACTCTTTGTGCATATTGAGCACGAAATAAATGATATGGAGTATCACCAGGTTCAGATAATACCCCACTTGTAGCTTGAGCTAACATAGCTTGGACTCTCTCCATAAACGCGGAGTTACGAGTCAAAGCCATTTGTTTAGTAGAAGTCTCAACAGCCATTTCATCTCCTAAGCAACTTGATAAGTACCATTCATTTCTAATTCAAAGCCAGAACCCCAAGTCCAAGGAGTATCTGAACCAACATAATGACCAACTAAAGCTGGTAAATCAACTGCTACCATCCAATAATTTGTATCATATATAACTGTAGAGCCAGTACGAATATTAGACCCTAGAAAGTGTGCAGAACCAATTACATCTCTTGAAATATAGCCAGAATATGCAGGAAATGGAAATCCAAATGCCCATACATTATTAGCAGGTCCATATGTAGTAGATGCCTGCATAGTTAATCTAACTCTAAAATGGCATGTTTTACCAATAAGAGTATATGCTCCAGTAATAATACCATTAGTAGGACCAGGAGCAACATTAGCAGTCCATACAGGATTCCAGTTTGCCCAATGTCCTAGTGGAGTTCCTCTGCCTTGTTCATAATAACTAACAACAGCTATATTACCATTTCTATCAAAGTTAACACTAGATATTAGGACTGACATAGCATCATTTAATGCTTCTAATCTAATAAGTCCATCTCCATATGTAATCCATCTCCAAAGTCCTTTATCTACTGGAGCACTCGTTGCTTTAAGAAGAAATTGTAAATTAGGACCTTGAATTACAGTTCCTTCATATAAAGTCTGTGCTACAAAAGCATTATCAATATTCTTATAGGCAACATTAGCAGGTAACTGTCCTGATGATATAGAACCAATAATCTGACTAGCATCAATCTCTAACTTAATCCACGGTCCTGCTCCTAATCCACCAGAAGCATCATACTCAAAATACTTGGCTAGTTGGTTGTATCTAATAAACACTAGACTACGCCTCTAGCTTTCCAGTTGATAGTTCCATTAGCCCTATTACCAGAAGAATCAAATATAAATACCCTGAAATCATCTTTAGTAATATTATCTGTTACTGCGTATAGAGGCTGAACTGATACCGCTGCCGTTGCTGTCACTGAACTGATACCTTTGAAATCTTTATGATAAGTTACCAAAGTTCCTAATGGGAAATCAGCAGCAAAACATTCTTCAGTTCCAGAATCCAGGGTCAATGTTACATTAAGAACAACCTTAAGACTGGAAATAAAAGCTGCCGAATTATCATCTACATTTGTAAAGACCCAACGAACCTTAACATAGCGAAATAAAGTAGCAAGAAGGCTATTACCGATAATAGGAGTAGACCACGTAATACCATCCTCTGAATAAGAGATTTCTGTATTGATATTTGTAGTTCCAGTAAGCTGCTGCTTATTATAATCAGCAATAACAGTAAGATTCTCATAGACTTGGCCAAAGTCAAATACCTCTTCATAATAGCCATCTCCAATATATGTTGGTTGATAGTAGATTGGATAGCCAGCATCTATTTGTGCTTGTGGAGAAGCAAACCCAAAGAACTGGAAATGCTCTTCCCATGTATGAATAAGAGTTGGACCAATTACTCCTTTAACATTCTGAATAATAACATCATCTGTTCGTAAATACTCACCTGTGTAGTCAGCTTCTAATTCATCTACAAACTCAAACTCTGATGGGTCATGTAAATCAGCAATCTTAACTGCTGACATTAATGATTTGTTACCTACAATATCAACGGCCTGAACTGAATATGAATACTCTCCACCAGATTGCTCTTGGATTAACTTAAAGGTTCCATTAATCCTACCCTGTTCTACTCCATCTCTAAAGACAATATAGTAATCAATCTTCCAAGCAGATGGTGGCTCTGTCCATCGTAGTAAAACAGTTGATATAACAACCTGTAAAGCAAGCTCAGGTGGTGGAATAGTAGGAATAACTAAAACAGTTTCAGCTGAATCCCCTAACTCACTCTCAATATTCCATGCCCTGATAATAAACTGATATGTTCCATAAATAAGATTAAGAAAGATAGGGTCAACATTAGCTACGTCTGTTGCTGTGACAATAATTGGTTTAGCAGAGTCCCAATCAAGGCCCATCTTAATCTGATACCGAAAAGCTCCATCTAAATTATCCCAATCTAATCTAAGATTGGTAGGATAAGCAGTTCCGGTAAAGTTTTGAACTGCGCCTAATGGAGCAGCTACTCCGCCTTGGTCCTCACCAGCTATAGGTTTAGTAGGAAATACCTCTTCGTTAATCTTATATAGGTCATCAATGAGCAACTGCAAAGCCCTAAACAAAGTAGGGTTCTGCTTATCATCAATCCTTATTAAGTTGCGGACGGCGTTCTCGTTAGACATTAGAGTCTAGGAGTTTCAGCCCACAATGGTTTACAATCTACAGACAGGTCAAACAAAGTAAACCTATCCATAGCGTTAGTATTACACATTAACTTCACAGACATTTTAGTATCACGGAAGTTAATAGGCTTCTGATAATATAGATTGGGAGATACAGATAGAGTCCAAGGTGGCGGTGTAACAATCTTAACATGGTTTGTTCCATATAGATAGATACTAAGAGTGCCACGTCCTTCTACTCTAGATTCTAAGAATCCAAAGTGAAGGTAATGCTTGCTGCCAAGATTCATTAAATGAGTCTGGATATAAGAAGTAATCCTGGTGTTATCATCTAAATCAACCAGTGCATCTTTCTGATAGATATTACCCTCAAATCCTGCCTGCTTTAATACAGTCTCAGCAAACTGGTTAGAGTCTAATACAATAGTAGAAACTAACCAGGGAAATGCCCAAAAGCTCCATCGAACCTGAGCACCAACTAGCTGACCATATCTATTAAAAGCATTATTATAATCCCCAGAGATAATATGAGAGCACTCCACAGCATTATCCAAAGGAACAGCGGCATATAAAATCTTTCCTTCTGGGTCATCTACTAGCTGGACTTTATTGAACTCTTTCTTATTAATTCTATCCCAGAGGTCTGCAATATTACTAGAGAAAGGTGGGTCTTGAAATCCACCACCTTCATACACATAAATACCAGACTTATCACCTTGGAAGTATCTCTTTACTGACGTTCCTCTAGAATCAAGAATCTTAGAGACAGAAAATACTTCTGCTCCTATTGCTTTATCCAGAGGGTCAGCACGCCAAGTATCAGGGTCAGAACCATTATCAACAGTAACATACGTTCTATCTTGCGTTTGAATGAATAGTGAGGTTTCATGGTCAACTACGTTCGTAATACTACTAATAGCATCTGAGGGGTCTAAGTATAATAACCCGGCGGTCTGGTCAAATAACTCTACAAAGATTGCCTTAGAAAAGAATACATAATGTTCAAATCCTGGAACTCCCCAAAGGCACATCCTGTTATTGTAGATGGTTAATCCCAATCCACAAGGGAGAGTCGAACGGCTATCAAAAAGGTAGTCAGCGGAATCAACCAGGTCATCGTCAAAGAAATTAATATCATTGAGGACAGTAGTAGTATTATCAAATATCCTACCATTAGGAACGTAGAAGAACTCATATCCTAATTGATTTCCTGTCCAAAACCCTGCTGGAATTGACTTAGTTATTAACAGACGGCGTGCTACTGTCCCTTCTGGACCAATAGGAATATTAGCTACATTTAACCTGAAACCACCAGGACTATCAACCTGACCAAATGTAGCAGGACCAGGAGAAGTAATAAACCCGGAATCAGTTTCAAAGGATACCGCCACTAAATACTTACCTACACCCAAATCTCCAGAATTAGCAGAGATAGTGCAGTCTAAAGTAAATCCTACAGGTGGAGTTCCACCGGCCGGTCTTAATGTTCCTGGTCCCTCACCTTGATATACTTGAATCAAAGCACCAGGAATACCAGCAACCCTATCGTGAAAAGTAATATAAGCTCTATTAAGATAATTAACAGCGCTAAAATCTTTATATGCTGGATTAGTAACCAGAGGTCCACTATAAAGAGAATCCCATAGATTACCGCTAGTATCAAGAATAAGGTAACGGCTTGTTTCGTTAAGACGTTTGTAAACAAAGAATCTTCGGATGTTAGCCTTGTCGAATATTCTTGTAAAGCCGTCACGAGTCCTGACTTCAAGGACTTCAAACTCCGTATTAAGCGAGTCAATAAAGAAGCCAGGTGGGACTGCATCGTCTATTCCATTAGAATAGAGTCCTTTGAAGACATTGATAGGGATTTGCGAGTGGTCCCTAACCGTTGTTTTCTTAGAGGGCATTTGATACAGTCCCACCTATTACCCGACTACTGCATCTTGTCAAAGATTAAGTAGAAGGTAATCACGTCACTTGAAAGTCCAGCAGGCACAGCACCAGCACCTACCTCTACTCCGGCAAGTGTAAAGATTTTCAACTTCTTAGTAGTAGGATTATACTGACCGTAGTAAGCCAATCCAACCACATTCACCCAGAATGGTTGAGAACCAATGCCAGGTAAAGGAATACCAAGACCAGCGCCATCTACCATGTTGGCAACAAAGTCTAAAGCATTACCACCAGCAGTATAGGTATCAGGACCAGCCGCTACTGCTAATACTCCAACACAATGAATCTTCTTACCATCATCCCATACCTTTTTAGAAGTAGGGGTCAGTTTCGCTTCAGCCATTTGAGTTACCTCGTGTAAGTCGTAAATCGGTTTAGCTTGAAAGGTCTGCGACGGGTGGGTTTAGAGTGACTTTGTTTGACTTCCTTCTTCAGCAACTTATTTAACTTTCCAACCGCAACAGATTCCAAGTCTATTGCTTTGCTACGATTCTGCCCAATGTGTTCGGCAGCTAAAGCAGCAGTATGGTAAGCCAGGTAGTTCAAAGCGTGAGTTAGCTCAATAGGGCTATTCTCACCAGTAACAGCAAGAATAAGTCTATGATAGCGAAGTCTAATAGATTTACTAACAGTAGCACCAATGAATACTACTTGCTGCTCTCTCCATACCCAAACTCCCAGCTCATTACCAGGAACTCCGTTAGGGAGAAAACTCCTTTGGTCCATCTGTTTATAGTATTCATCTCCTCTACCAGTATCTTTCTCAAATGCCTGGATAGGAACAATAATATCATTCGGCAGAATTAACTGCTTAACATTAGCTGATAAGGGAATATCAACTGATACTTCCTTTGTAACAGTAGAACCGTGGTCAACCAATTCATCAGAAAGGTCATCATTAGCAATCTTCAGATATGGTAATAGAACCTCATTGGTATGAAGGTCTATTGCCACATCATTTAAGACCGCTCTTGAACGGTCCATTACTTCTGATGCTAGAAGTGCCATGTTATACCTTTACTGTCGGTGGTGGTGCTAATTGCTTAACATCTGGCGGAATGATGCCAAAAGCAATAGCTTTCTCACGATTCAAGATTGCTTTGCAGCTAATACAGATAACTGCACGAGCATCAATCTGAGTAAAGCAAGCGGGGCAATCAATCATTCCAGCGGTCTGATTGTACTCAACCACCCACTCACCCTTATAACCTAAATACTCAGCAGCATAACGCTGATGGCCTGAAATCAAACCAATCTTATGATACTGATTCCAGTCATCATCAGCCTTACGACAAAGATTTTCAAACCAGCGAATCTGCCTGGCTTTAAGAGCATCAAGTTCTTTCTTATGCTTAGTAAGGACTTCTTCTCTTGTTACCTTACCATCGAACCACATCATCCCTGGTCCGGCATTTTCATCTGCCTCAATAACAGTATTAACAAAGTCATCAACAATAGATTTTGCAATATGATGTGCCGCTACAGGAATCTTGATATTATGGTCAGTAGCGGGAAGCCTTTGAATATAAGAAGATTCTTCAATATTGACCAGAACGAAGTCATCTTTCTTAGCCGCCGGGATTTTATAGAAGCCACCCGTAATCGGTTTGACTTCAATAGTTTCAAAAGGACAAATTGAAAGAACTGTAGCTGATGGCATTGACTTTACCTCTAGTAGCCACTTGGAACAACGATGTCTTTAATCTTTGGTCCAGGCCCGGCTGATTTTGATAACGTGGATGACTTAAACGTGGGTAACTCTTTAGTCGGTTCTGGCTTATCTAACTCTGCATAAACTTTATCTGACTCTTCGGCCATTCTCTTTTCTTCAATTTCAAGGTGGTCCGATTCTGAGAGAAATCTCTTTTCCCGTTTTTCAAGATTATAGACAATGAACTCGATTGCCTTCCAGTTGAGGGGAAGTTCATTATCGTCTTTATCAAGGAAGGGAAATAATGGTTCATAAACCCACTTATCGTAGAGAACATCCTGGCGATTAAGATTAGGCTCAACTCTTTCAAGGAGCCAGCAATCCTTCATATACCAGTATTTCTTAATCTCTACTAATCCTTGTCTAACTCCTAGCCAAATGCCAGTCTCTTGAGTTAGAACATCATAAGAACCGTATCTCTTCTCAGTCTGCTTTTCTGACCGGACAATACGATACTTAGGCTGTAAGGAATACTTTTCTTTCCCATACAGCAGGAGAAGCCGCTTATTGATTTCGACGTGTAGTGCTTGAATCATATCAGAAAACGGAGGACTGGCTGGCTCCCCAGATTCAACCAGCCCCCCGCTCCCCTTTACCTGTTAGTAGCCGGTAGGAACTAACAGATTGTCGATATACGCCTGAGCAGGTGGGCAATCACAGAAAAGATTCCATGAAGCCACAATATAAAACACCTGCGACGTAGCGACTCCACCCGATTGACCTCTCATCTCGAAAATCTTTCGACCTTCGACGGTGTAGTAGTCAATGGGCGTCAGTTCAGCGCGACCCCAATGGTCATTTGTGAGGAAGTCGATACGAGTCTTATTCCACACAAAGTTTGGACTGATTGGAGCACCAGCCAAACGCATGTTCTCAGAGAAGAACAAGTTAAGTCCCTGTTCAGAGGCTTCCTTATTAATCACTGAAACAAGCTGACCTAATGCTTCATACGCCTGAACCTGACAAGGGTGCATCCAAGCTGTAAGCGGAGTCTTGTTATCCATTCCAAGACGGTCGCCAATAGCGTTAATTGCACGACGAGCAAAAGCTGGAGCTAAAGCAGCAGCCGCAGCATTTACTCTATTTGCCTGAACTTCAGGAGTAGTAGCACGAGGCAAACCAAGCCAGTTACCAACAGTGGAGTTCTGGACGTGGTATGGAACACCAAAAAGGCCAACTGGATTTGCACCAGATAAACCTTCTGGGAGAATGAAACAGCCAGGTGCAATCGTTGGAACAGTTGCATCAAGCTGAATCTTCTTGTTTACTAAATCGTATGCAATAATCTTAGCAGGAGTGCCAGCGGTATTCAATGGCGCTGCAAGACCAGCATCGTAAACAAGAACGCGCTGACCCTTACGGAGCAGCTTAATACCATAACCATCAGTCGTGCAGGTAATGGTATCGTTTGTGAGAGTGGTAGTAGCTAAAGAGGTAACGGTTGCAAGAATACCATTACCAGCAGTCATGCACTGAGCTTCAGTCTGACGACGAAACTCTGGCATTGCTTTAGCCATCAACTCCTTGAAGAGATTGACAACAGACTTACGGCTGTCATCAGTTCCCCACTGAGCTTTGGTGTTCCACTGAATAGCGTGCTTGAAGTGATTGGTGTTGATAACAGCCTTATCATAGGTCTGTCCATCGCCAATTCCCAAGTCTCCACCATCCGGATTGTAATATCCGAAATAGCCACCAGGTCCGATAGCTAATGGGATTCTCATATCCCTTTCGGAAATTACTTCAACGTCCTTCTTCTCCACAGTGGAAAAGAACTTCGCCTTTTCTAACTCGTAAAGCATGGAGAGCTTTTTACGAACTTTCTCCATTTCAACCGACAGAAGCTGGGTTCCGCCAACAGCCATGATTCGTCTCCCTTACTTCGGTAAGTATTTCGGCTTACCGTTCAAAATGTCCATATCAGTGGTTCTAGCTCTATCAACCCTGCTAAAATCAATCTTGTTTTCTTCACTTCTATTGCCGCCCAATCCAGCAGGTACTAATCGGCGCGACTCAGACTTCTGTTGGTCTTTCACTTTAATCCCGGCTTCACGTAAGACTTTGTTTCTAACTGCTGGCAAAGCCTGTCTTGCACGCTGCAAGTAAGCCTTGACAATCTTAGACTTCCAATCTCCAGAGTACTTGCTCTGACGAGCCTGCTCAAATAAAGAATTGATACCGCCAAGGTATCTCTTATCCGAACCAAGAATCTCGTCTACTCCGGAGAAAATATCTCGGATGATATTTCTCTTCTGGTAATCATCCAGTTTGATTCCATCAAGTTCTTTTGTGATGGAGAGTTTCATTGAGTGGTTCACTACTTCCGTGATTCCACCCTTGAACTCCTGAGCTTTTGTCTCAACGAATTCCTGCTTTTCCTTTTCCCAGTCTTCTTGCTCCTTAGACTTGGCAGCTTTCTTTCTCTCTTCTAATGGAGCTTTAATATCCTGGGTATCGAACCAATAGTTATGAGCATGAATAGCAACAGCCGCCAGATTCTTATTGCCTGTCTTCAAGGCATCTTGATACATAGCAGTAATGGCCCTCTTCATGGGCTTTAACATTACTTCACCATATAACTGCGGACTCAATTTACCAATAGAATCCAAAATGGTATGAGAGAAATCCTCGAACTTCTCTTCGTCTGTATTCTTTAGAGCCTTGAGGAAATTACCAGTCTTTTCTACATCCCCAGAAGAGATGTCCTTATACATCAGGTCCAAGAAGGCAGCATTTTTAGCTGCAATCTTAGCTTGTTCTGGACTGGTAAAGATTTCCCCCATCTCTTTATCACGTTCGAGGGCTTCCCTTAGACCAGGAATCTTTTTGAATAACTCAGGCGAAGCCTTCTTTACTGCCTTAGTTAAATCAGAAAGGTCTAACTCTCCCTGTTCTTCTACGTCGGAATCGTCGTCCCCAGACCCATCAGATTCTTCATCGCCGGAATCTTCGTCTTCTTCTTCATCATCATTTTCTTCGGGTTCTTCTTCATCCCCTTCTTCTTCATCGGGAACGGACTCTTCTTCTTCGTCTCCATCGGAGGCGGGAACTTCATCGGCATCATCATCTCCTTGATTAAGGATGTCTCTATCTGTCATTCCCTCAGGCATATCTACATTATGTAAAGTGGATTCACCACCACCTGTAGGATTGCCTTCTGGGGCAAAGAGAAACTTTGGAGTCTTAAACATTATCCACCTGTTCTAGTTGAAACTGAATCTGGTTCTACACCTGGAGGTGTTTCATTTGGAACATCAGTTCTGATTTGCTGCATCATCTGATGTGCTTTCCAATGCAACACTACGTTTTGATACCCATCTGGGTTTTCTGACTTTGCTTTCTGACCCTTAGAACTATTAAGCCAAACCTTACAGACTTCCATCTCTACCATATGGTCATCAAACTCCTCAGGAGTAATAGAGGGTTCCATACCTAATGGAGAGTTTTGACTTGGCACTGGCGCTGCTTCCATAAGCATTGAGATTTCCCGGTACTGTTTAGTCCTATCATTAATTCCAGGAATATACAGTTCAGGTATGCCAAGGGCTTTCTTGACCAGTTCATTATTCTGTGGATGTGTAACCAATGCCATGACCATCGGGTCTTTGGATTGGAGAAGTTGCATGAGAACGTCTTTAATCTGACCAGGACCCATTGGCAACAAGTCGGAGAACTCAGGTTCACAAGAACCAATGTCTCCACGCTTCAGTGCCATATGGTCTACATTGGTAGATTGGAAACCTGTGGCAGTTTTCTCTACCATCTTCTCATCATACTCTAAAAAGTCAGCATACTCCCGAACTGCCTTATCAATAACTTCTGCCCATAAGAAAGATGCAATAGCAGAAACAGTTCCTAATCTTTGTAACGCTTGGTTCTGCGATTTAGTATATTCAGTCGCTGTAGAAGTTCCAGGAACGGAACCACCGTAAACATTAGGAAAGTCACCCGTAACAAACTCAGCATAATTCTTATACTTTGAAGTAAGACCCACAATCTCAGGCGAAAGCTGAGCTGTTTTGGTCTCATAGAAGTTTTCCCCGATAGCTCGCCCAGCTTCCTTGAAAGTTTGGGTAATATTACCGGGTTTTGCTTGGGTATCTCCGTATTTATTGAAATCAATAGCATCAGAAGCAATGAATAGCTCGGAGATACCATGTTCCATCGTCTGTAATTCAAGTTCATCAATCTCTGCATTGATATCTTGAATCATAGCGAGGTTTGTTCCTAATGGTTCAGCATGGATTGAACTGGCACGTGGGTCAATACCCATAGTCCAGTGGTCATCCATATCTTCTCCATTGATTTCCACAGCATCGTCATTAATATAGATAACGTATGCACCAGTCGGGTACTTTTTCTTGATTTCCTGAACTAAATCTCTATTAGTAGAGTCCTTTGGCCCACCAATCAGGTCAAATTGCCAAGGTCTATACCAGACACACTTGACAACAGCAGTATTTTGTGGTTGATTGTTGAGAAAGACAGAAGGATACCTAACAGAGTTATCAGTTGAGGTATCAGCTGTAGAAGCTGCAATGTCTTCTACTAAAGGTTCTTCACCGGCCGGCCCATTTGCACAAAAAATAGACCTAAGTGAAGCAATAGACTGGTCAAACTTGAGGATTAGATAGCCACAATGCTCTGGAGTACGAGCAGAGTATGGGACTTTTACGTTTAAGACCCCAAACGGGTCAATACTAACTCTACCTTTTACCTTATCAACCTGAATAGGAACAGAAACCTGGACGGTTTGTGGAGTTACTTCTGTTTGTATTTGCTGGCCGCAAGAAGGGCAAGCCAAGCCAACAGAATCAGGAGAACTTTCACCAAAATCGTATCCACATGTAGGACAAGAATGATTATAAGATGTCTGGTCTTCTAAAGTTGTCTCTTCTACCTGGTAAAGACCGAACTTTCTATCTTTCTTAGCATATGAATAAACGAATGGAGTACCTTGATTGAAGTATATAGCAAGAATTTTGATATAAAGGAGCTTAGCTTTATTGTGTTTCTGAACTATTTTGGCAAGAGCGGAGAAGTTTTCTGCTTTATCAATGTCATCCGCATTGTCGGCATCGGCCGGGAAAAATAAAACGCTGGGGACTCCAACGGACAATGCTGCAATAATTGATTCTCCATGCGGACGATAGATATTAATGATTCGAGGTGGGACTCCTTCAGATTCTTTATCTTCCCAGTTCGGAATGGCCCAGTCATTTGTTAAGTTATCCCAGAATAAAGTTACAATATTATTGAAATAGAGTTCTAACCTCTTAGCTTTTCTTACCCAAGCATAATGGACAGCTTCGTCCTCATGCTCACACTTAGAGAGCAAGTCCTTCAACAGTCCTTTCCATTCATCTGGAACGGCTGTCTGTTGCTTTACTGGCTCTTGCTCTTCAGGAACAGTATCAAGCTGCTCCTCTTGAGGCGTTTCTTGTTCAATCATTTACTTCTACCTGTTCGTATTCTTTCTCAGGCACAGCTTCATGCTTACGTTTGTTAGCCATTACCTGCTCTCGAACACGGGTATAGACTGATTTATAACCTCTAGAGGATTTGAATTCAACTTCATTCCTAATCCTCTCTGGCTTATCTTCTTTAAGCTCAGCCCTTAACCAGGCAACCTCATCTTGGAGATATACTATGAACTCATCCTTAGACCTAATGATGTCTTCGAAAACCGCGGCGTCTAAATGTAACACCCTGTGGCGAACCCTTCTTGCTCTCCAAGAACTCCATCTTTCGATAAAAAGAAGTTTGGTCTCCACTAGCCAGTTCATTAAGCGCCTGCTGAGATTTCTCATTATGGTCCATTTCCTTTGCATGTAATATTTGATATTCTCTTATACCGGATAATAGTATTCGCACACAATCATAAGGGTCATCCCCATCAAACTCTTTAACATCTTCAGCTTTCTTTCCTTCTTCGGGACTATCTTCATATACACAAGAAGGGATGGTCTCAATAAGTAAAGGACAAGTGTTGAAGATTTGTAATTTAGGCAGATTAGTTTCTTCCTTTTCTGCCTCAAACAATTTAACATAATCTACATATGCCTTCTGCCCATATAGACGAAATATCTTATCTGCATATTCCTTAGAAAACTCACCGCCATATAGCTTAGCAGGATTATCTTTTTTCTCCCACCGCAAATACTCATGTAGAGTTATCTTACCGTTTAATCTGTTCTTCTCACCTAACTCTACTTGACACTTGAAATCGTTTTGCCTAAGAGCCTTTGCTAACTGGTCATAGATAGTGAATGGCTCTCCACGGTTCTGATTAGCTGAGTGACAAATCCTAACCTTACCTAATGCTACTCTTTCCTCAGCAGTAGTAAGGTTAATCAAATCAGTCAGATAATCTACAATCTTCTTCTCCTTGAAAGCATACTCACGATAGATATAGACACGGCCAGTTGGAGACAAAGCAGACCAGTATATAACAGTATATGCAGCATAACCCCAATCAATCCCGATGAAACGAGGCCACCAACTTGGTATGTCAAAAGGCTCAACGACATGGCAAGCATTATCTGGCTCGTCAGATAAAGGTTCCAGACGGAACTCCTTAAATACCATTCCTTCGTATGTGTCCCAATCGCCATATAGTTTCGCTTTCTTTTCTGCTTCGGACAGGCTCATTAGCTGAGCAATGTAATCTGGATTGTTTGCTAATAGAGCCGGATTATCTTGAATCCTTGCCGGAATGAACATCCGCTTTAATCCGGTCTTTCCGTCTATTAGTAATCTGTAACCTTCCTTGAACGGCCTAACAAATCTGTTCTTAAAGTATGCGTGACCTACGTTACCTGGGTTCGTTCCACTTCTTGCGATTGCAGGTAAATCAGCGCATCTACTACGCAGACGGGACATAACGAGATATGAATATTGGAATTCGGTAAAGTGAGTTGCCTCGTCATATGAGATAAGATTATATTGGTCGGAATCGAATTTTCTAATATCATCTTCCTTATCTGCTCCACCAAAATATTGGACGGCACCAGATGCGGGCCACACCCATTTCTTTTTAGTCTCATTGAATACTGCACCTGTAGATGGATAGATTTCTTTGCTTCTAGAGATTAATTCTGTTTCTAATTGCTTTAGATTCCGTCTAAGAATAATACCTTTGTAAAGCGGATGCTCGTGAAACTGATATATAAGCGGAAGCCATATAATAAGTTCTGTCTT